TTTCTCCCCGCGAATAAGGGTAACTACGACCGCACGGCAGGTCAGCTTATTGAAGCTCTCAGCAAGTGCGGAGATATCGGCGGTGTTCTTGGCGACAGCAGCCCTCAAGGCGGTGCATGGATACGCTTCAATCCGCTAGACGGCAAGGGCGTTAAAAACGACAACGTAACGGAATACCGTTATGCTCTTGTCGAAAGCGATAATATCGACATAGAACGGCAAAACGCCATTATACGCGAGTTGGAGCTTCCTGTTGCGGTGCTGGTGTACAGCGGCAGCAAATCACTTCATGCGATAGTCCGCATAGAAGCCGCAAACTACGACGAATACCGAAAGCGCGTGGACTTTCTCTATAACATCTGTCAAAAGAACGGTTTATCTCCCGATACACAGAACAGAAATCCCTCGCGCTTGTCAAGGCTTCCGGGCGTACAGCGCGGAAACAGCCGTCAGTACATCGTTGACACAAACATCGGAAAGGCTTCGTGGAACGAATGGCGCGAGTGGATCGAGGGTGTGAATGACGATCTCCCCGATACCGAAAGCATGGCTGCGGCATGGGATAACCTGCCCGAGCTTGCACCGCCGCTCATTGACGGTGTACTCCGTCAGGGGCATAAAATGCTGATAGCAGGCCCATCAAAGGCGGGTAAATCCTACGCGCTGACAGAGATGTGCTGCGCTATCGCGGAGGGCGGCAATTGGCTCGGCTGGAAATGTACACAGGGCAAGGTGCTGTATGTCAATCTGGAGCTTGACAGAGCTTCCTGTCTGCACCGCTTCAAGGACGTATACACCGCTTTGGGCCTGCCTCCTAACAACCTCGCCAATATTGATATTTGGAATCTCCGAGGAAAGTCCGTCCCGATGGACAAGCTTGCTCCCAAGCTGATACGCCGTGCGGTAAAGAAAAACTATATCGCGGTCATAGTTGACCCTATATATAAGGTCATCACAGGCGATGAGAACTCCGCAGATCAGATGGCACACTTCTGCAACCAGTTTGATAAGGTGTGCACGGAGCTTGGCTGTGCGGTCATATACTGTCACCATCACTCAAAGGGCGCTCAGGGCGGCAAGCGAAGCATGGACAGAGCCTCAGGCTCGGGAGTGTTCGCGCGTGACCCGGACGCACTGCTTGACCTTATTGAACTGGATATCCCCGATACGCTACTTAAAGAAGAGAAGAACAAGGCTGTCTGCAATATCTGCTATGACGCGCTCATGCGTAACGGCTACAGCGACATATCTCAAGATGATATGGTAACAGCAAAGGCAATGCTTGAGCACGCTGAAAAGCGCCTTCCTGCCGCTTTACTGGCAGATGTGAAACAACGTATCTCGGCCGCTGAAAAAGCTGCAGAGAGCCGTACAGCATGGCGCATTGAGGGCACACTGAGAGAATTTCCGAAATTCTCTCCCGTAAACGTATGGTTTGACTTCCCTGTACACCGTATTGACATAGTAGGGGTGCTGAAGAACGTAGACACTGAAGGCGAGCGTGCACCATGGCAGAAAGCTGCTGACCGTCATAAGCAAAGCGCCGAGAAAAAGCGTGATAAAAACCGTGTTAAGTTCGAAAATGCTGTGAATCTCTCAAATATGGGCGAGCCGCCGACACTCGAAATGCTGACCGAATATCTGGATATGAGCGGACGCACAGTGAGGGACTGGATCAAGAGATACGGGTATAAAATCGACAAAAACGACGGCACTATCATCAAAGATGAAAGTGTTGCGGAAAACATAGATTAATGATTTCCGCAACGGTTGCGGAATACATAAAATTATGTTTTTTGCAACATTAGCAAAAAGTGTTGCGGAAATCACGTACGTGTTTTCTGCAACGGTTGCGGGGAAAACATATATACTACGTATATATGAAAATCCGCCGCAAGCGTCGTCACGCCCGTACGGTAGGAGAACGCCTTGAGGGCTGGCGTTCTCCCCTACACGGGCAAGACGAGTGACCCCTACCCCTGAGAAAGAAAGGAAAATACATAAAATGGAAAACAACGCTTTTCAATTTTTTATGCCGATGAAACCGCCGACTGTTACACACCAAGAAAAGAATATCACTGTCAAAAACGGCAAGCCCGTTGTCTATGAGCCGCCCGAACTTGCTGACGCCCGCGCTAAGCTTACAGCACACCTTGCGAAATTCGCGCCGAAATCTCCCTATACCGAAGGCGTGCGGCTGATAGCAAAATGGTTATTCCCCCGAACTGGTAAGCACAACGATGGCGAATATAAGCTTACAAAGCCCGACACCGACAATCTTAACAAATTGTTGAAAGACTGCATGACAAAACTGAATTATTGGAAAGACGATGCGCAGGTAGCTTCTGAAATAATCGAGAAGTTTTACGGCGACGTTCCGGGGATATTCATACGAATTGAGGTGATCGAGTGATTACTTTCGATGAAGTGAATGCCGCAATGATAAACGGCTCGACCGTAAAGCACACTCATTTGGGTATAACCTGCATGTACAAAATACACGGCGTTCTTACTAGATACAGCCCCGAAAAAGGCTGGACGTATTCACTGGAATTACAGGACTTAACATCAGGGTGCTTGGTTTACACGTCATTTGAAGAAACGGAGGTCTAACATGGGTGAATTGGTAGAAAGCAAGCTTTGCCCGAAGCGCGATAGGTGTAAATACGGTGAGGAGTGTATCGACACCGATGTATTTCGCGGCGAGTATCTCTGCTTTGAGAGCAACACAGTGAACATCTACGAACACGAGCAGCAGCTTTATGCTGCTTCCAAGAAGAAAGGACAGAAATCATGAACAAATACGAAAAGGCTATCAGATACTTTGAAGAACAGTGCAAAGCACTTGAAGAGCATTGCAAGCGCGGAGGCGATTTTGCTTTGGGAGCGCTTGAGCATACAAAGACCGCTATCGAAGCCATGAAAAAGCAGGTGCCGAGGGCAGGAATAAACTACAAGCGCAATAGTATTTCTTCCGACTGTCCCAACTGCGGTCATGATGTTATTTGCATAAATAATAGCGTTATTCATTGTCTACATTGCGGTCAGTTGATTACCCGTGATATTACGTATTGCGTAAATCACAAGTGTGTGCGATGCGGTAAGAACGGGCATAAGAGGGTCTGCCCCTACTACGCCGACAAGGTTGACGAGATCCGCAGGATTCATGAGGAGGCAGACAATGACAGATAATGAGATTATCAAGGCTTTGGAGTGTTGCAGTACAGCACAAAATTGTACTCCGTGTAAATATGAACCTAGCGAATATGAAAAAGGCACGGTTGGTTGTTGCAATGAACTTATGAAAAATGCTCTTGACCTAATCAAGCGACATCAGGCAGAGATTGAGAAGTTGAGCAAGCCTCAAGGCGTTACCTTCCTTGCGAATGGCATAGAAATACACGCAAAGGACAGTGATGAATATTATAAATTCAAGAGGCTTGTAAAAGCCGATGCAATAACAGAATTTGCGGAAAGGCTTAAAATTGATGCGGTAGAGGTGAGATATTGCACGTTTTCGGCGGTCGTGCGCGTGGCTGATATTAATACGCTCGTGAAAGAAATGGTGGGTGTAGAATGAGCAAATTCGACTATGACGCTTTTGTTGGCGATGAATACCGAGTAGCCGTAAGCAAGGAACGTTACACAAAAGAACAAGCAGCTGAAATTGCAAAGCGCGAGCTGATGACCGATAGCGTTGAATATGAGCCTGATATCTGCTGGGCATATTACGGCTTCGGCACAAACGATGACGGCGAGCATTATCACGGTTGGTGGCTTGTCAGAGAAAAATCCATGCGTGGTTGTCCCGTGTGGGTGTTCAGAGAACCACTGAAAGGCGGTGGAGGATGAGTATATCGATATTGATGGGCGATGCGTTGGAACAGCTTTGCACACTGCCGTCGAATAGCATTGACTGTTGTGTGACATCACCGCCTTATTACCACCTCAGAGATTACGGTGTTGACGGACAGATAGGGCATGAAGATACTCCTGAGCAATACATAAGCAAGCTAGTTGCTATTTTCGATGAGGTCTATCGGGTGCTAAAACCTGATGGCTCACTGTGGGTAAACATTGCGGATAGCTATATGAACAGCGGTAACGGCAGGAATAAAGACGGCATGTGTAATCCTAAATCCTGCCACAACGTACATAGCGCAGGTCAGATGACAGGCACAATTGCAAGACCTGCTACACATGCATCAATCAAACCAAAAGACCTCATCGGGATTCCCTGGATGTTGGCTTTTGCGTTACGCGAAAACGGATGGTATTTAAGGCAAGACATTATATGGAGCAAGCCAAACCCAATGCCTGAGAGTGTTAAAGATAGATGCACAAAATCGCATGAATATATCTTCTTGCTTTCGAGATCTCGGCATTACTTTTTCGATGCCGAAGCGATATCTGAGCCTGTTGCCGAAAGTACGCGCCGACGTTTGCTTCAGGATGTCGATAATCAAAAGGGGTCGATGCGGGTACCGGGTTTGAATAAGCCTATGAAAGCTTGCGCACCGAGATACGGAGGGAAGAAATATACTGCTACTCCCGAAGTGTTTAACCGAACGAAAAGTGGGAAAATGTATGAGCCAAGAGCTAGAAGGAACAAGCGTTCGGTATGGAATGTCAGTACAAAACCTTACAAGGAAGCACATTTTGCGGTGTTTCCTGACACGCTGATAACACCATGTATCCTCGCAGGATGTCCAGATGGCGGAACGGTGCTTGACCCGTTCTGCGGAAGCGGCACGACGTTGGTTGCAGCTCAGCGATATGGACGTAACGGCATCGGCATCGAGATCAATCCAGATTATGTCGCTTTGGCCGAGCGCAGACTTGCAAAGGAGCGTGAACACTTATGCGCCGCAACATGACCCCGCTCGAAAAAGCCGAACTCAGGCAGGAACAAAGAAAGAAGTGCCCTCCGTGCTCCGAGTGCCACAACTCGAAGAAGATTGACAACGTCCTGTATTGTAAGGTTAACGGCAAAATAATCTTACCGAGATTTTACAACGCTTGCTGCTGCCACGGCGAGAGGCTGAAAGGAGATTAAATCATGGAACGTTTTGTGAAATATGAAGCAGCTTCAACAAAAGGCGGTGTAAGACACGTTCATTTTGAAAAAGTAATTGATCTTTCAGAAATGATTGTAGTACAAGACCTAAGGCACTTTGTTGTAAAATACGACAATAAGGAGATAGTGGTTTTAATCAATATAACAAGTTCTGACGAGGTTGCAAAGGAATTTGTGGCAATGATAGAAAACTTCGCAGAAAATGGCGGAATACTTAATCTTAGCCGATACCAAGAGGAACCGATATACGGTATTTATGTGTAATGAGTTTATAAAACGACCGGAAAGGAATGAAAACATGAACTGCAATGTTAAAGATTCACTTAAGCGGCAGATATGCGCTGAAATAGCAGAAACCCTCGACGAACAGCGCATAGTATGGGAGCTGTTGACTATCGTTGTACTTCACGACGAGTTCGGACTCGGGCAGGAACGTCTTGAACGGTACGGCAGAGCCATGCAGAAGATGTACAACGAGTTTACCAACGAGAGCCGCTTGACCGATAATCCTCACCGTCGCGGCGAAAAGAAGATGTCGAATATAGATACAGCAGTTATCCGAATACTTCGCGCACTGAAATCCAACAAAATCGACTATCACCCTATTTTGGATATTGTCGATATGAAGATAGACGGCGTGAGCATGGACGATATGCTGGAGAAGATGGAGGGTACATAATGCGTGAGATTTTGTTTAGGGGCAAAGGAAAATATGACGGGATTTGGAAATACGGTTCTTTGGAAAGATTTATGCCTGATAGGTTGGATTTGGCAAATTATTTCATACTCTCCGAAACCGCCGCGCCCAACGCAACAAGTGTTATTCCCGAAACCGTAGGACAGTTCACAGGCCTTACCGACAGGAACGGGAAGAAGATTTTCGAGGGGGATATTGTAAAAACCCATTACGCCAATGCGCCGAAATCAGATTTTATAGAAACCGTAGTATTTCATAACGGAAAGTTTTGCGCATTTCATGAAAATAACGGTTGCAAACAATGGGCTATACTTTATGACGGAACGCCACATTTGCGGATTGATAAATCGGTATATATGGATAGTGTTGAGGTTATCGGCAACATTCACGACAACCCCGAATTGCTGAAAGGAGATTAAAGCGTGAAAAGACTTCAACTTCATAGAAAAATCAGCGAACACCCTGAACTGCTTGATCGACTATCCGACAGTAAAACCGCTGAAATGCTGCGTCTGCATTACATAGACGGCGTAGAGTGGCAAAGGATTGCGGCTATATATCATTACAGCATAGAAAATATTTACGTCCTCCGCAGAAAAGCTGTTGAGGAATTACAACGCATTATCGAAAGCGAGGTGAATTAATCGACTATGCCAACCAAAAAGAAAACCGACTATTTATCCGATGAGATTGAAGTTGCACAGGAAAATAAGCCCGTCAAGGGTAAGCGCGGTTCAAAATCAGCTTCGCTTGAACTTAACTGCAAAGCTTCTCCCGAAGTGATGTCCGAAATAATTTCCGATTCCCTCCATTGGTTTAACCGCCCCATAGTTAAAGACGATAACGAATGCCTTGAACGCCTTGTTGAGTTCTTCGACTATTACGCTAAAACAGGCGGAATCCCTACCGTAGAGAAAATGTGTCTTTGCTTAGGTGCATCAAAACAAGTTGTTTGGGATTGGCAGAATGGGTCTAAATCCAGCAAGCGAGCGGAATTGATAAAAAATGCAAAGGGAATTTTGGCAAGTATTGACGCGGATTTAGCTATTCGAGGGCTTATAAATCCAGTGGTCTATATCTTCCGAGGCAAGAACTATTACGGCATGAGAGATCAGCAAGAGCTTGCGGTCACTCATACAACCCGAATAGAGGACGGAATGTCGCAAGACGAAATACGCCGCCGACTATTGGAGGACTCCAGTTCCGAAGCTTCACCGACTATCACAGATACACCGACTATTGAAGTCACAGCAGAGGTCAAAGAATAATCGACTATCGACTATTCATCGACTATTTTACAGAATCACACCGCCTGAGAATTCCGGGCGGTTTTTCTGTTGGGGGGATAGATATAGTTATATAATAAAACCTTTTTCTTTTTAATCTACATTATTATAATATATAGGCTTCTCGGACAACAGCAGCGCGGCGGCGTGTAATATGTGCGCGGCATTATTTGTGAATGTGCTTAATTCGAGCGAGAATGTACCTATTTTGCGTTTTGTGCGTTTGGGTATATCCCTTTATGCCTAAAGCTATAAAATTGATTTTAGGGGCGATTTTGATTGAAATAGGGGTATGTTTGATTTTGGCTTGTGCTTGCCGCTGTCAGTATCAGCCGAAAACGTGCGCACAGCGACGCAGAAAAGCCCCGAGAAGCTGCGCAGCCTGTCGGGGTAGTGTTGGGATATTATCGGCGGTATCTGGTGCACCTGCTGCGCGTTATAGGCGGCGCTGGCTTGCTGCAGTTCCGGAGCAAAGGAAAAGCCCCACCAAAGCGGCGGGGCGGTTGTTATTGCTTTTTGGCTGCTGACAACAGGATCAGCACGGGAGCGGCTAAGATCATGAGTATAAACATTTATGCGGTCACCTCCTTGAGGTTGGGGCAGAGTCCCAAACCGCCATCAATGACGGGCGCACGCCTAAAGGCGTTTTTATGCGGGCATTTCTCGGAGCGCTCGCAATGGCGGCACTGTATCGCTATGTATTCGTCCAGAGTGCAGCGGAATGCGCTGCGGTTGTACGCTTCGGTGAGCTGGTTTTTGATTGTCTCTGTCATGGTGTTTATACCTCCTTATATGTTAAATCCTGCATCTATTTCTGTAATACCGCTGTAGTCGTTAGGTTTTGCGATTGTATGCGCCTTGTATCTGTAGCGGCAGGATAAACCATAACAACGCATATCTTCGTCACTGAGCCGCTTTATTTCGTCTATGACCCAAGTGCAGCCGAAGCACTCGGTTTCGGTTACTGCAAAATGCTCACCGTCAATATCTATCAGTAATCCATTTTTAACACAAGCGGACAGCGGGAACAAGTACAAATCCGCTTCGTATAAATTTTCGTCGGCCCACTTCTTAGCTTGTTCGATATTAAGTATTTCTAACATGGTGAATCCTCCTATAATTCGCGGCGTTTGCCGTGGTTTTTTGTTGTTGTCTGTATTCTACCACGATATCGTGGAGTTGTCAACACGTTTTCGTGAATAAATACCACGTTTTCGTGGAGTTCTACAAATACATCAAAATTCAAGAGTTTTGCGCACTTTGATTTGTGCAATTTAACAAGCTGCACTATATAAATATATGCGCGTGTATGTGTATGCGATAGTATAAACGTATCAGCAGCAAGACAACGGAATACCCGCAAGCCTGCGCAGATCTGGAAGGGTACCCCGGGGGGGCTGCATAGGTGCAGGGGGTAGGGGTGTCTTAACCCTCCGAGTAAAATTTTTTCAAAAAAAGCTTGACAAGCGCACGAAAACGTGGTAAAATATGATAAACGAAATACAAACACGCAGAAAGGATTGTGTATTATGAATGCGGCAGATGCTATAAAAGCAGCTTTGGCAGATAAGAAAGTTACTCAAAAGCGGCTTGCTGAGATGATGGGATATTCTGGTCAAACAGCTGTTGGCAACAGGCTCAACAGTAAAATCTCCTGCGATCTCTTAATTGAAATGCTCGAAAAGCTTGATTATGAGGTTGTGATACAGCCGAAAACACAAGGCAAACGCAAAGAGGGGTCTATTGTGTTGGAACCTAGCGGACTTCCTGATGGACGAAGCAAGAAGAAAGGAGAATAACTATGTTTTGGTTATTTGCGATACTGGCGGGTCCTGCAATTATTCTGTTGCTTGCTGCGAAAAGGCAAAACAAGTGAGGTGACGGCATGATATACGGCTACGCGAGAGTATCGACAAGGGGACAGGAGCGCTGCGGCAATTCTTTGCCCGAGCAAGAGGAGCGCATACGTCAGATGTACCCTACCGCGGAGATAGTGACCGAAGCATACAGCGGGGCAAGGGAGCGCCCGATATTTGAGGGTTTGATAAACAAGCTTGAAAAAGGGGACACCCTTGTTGTGTGCAAACTGGATAGATTTGCTAGGTCTGTTCAGCATGGTTTGCAATATATCGACCGTCTGCGCGAGAAAGGCGTGCGTGTGCATATTCTGAACATGGGACTTATCGAAGATACACCGATGGGCAGGCTTATTGTGACAAATCTGCTTGCATTTGCTGAGTTTGAGAGGGAAACCATTCTGGAACGTACACAGGCAGGCAAGGAACAGGCGCGGAAAACTAATCCCGATTACCGTGAGGGGCGCAAAAGGCTGAGTGTGCCTGAGAGCGTTATTGAGGACGTCCGCGCGGGCAGATTGAGCATTGCACAGGCGGCGAGGGATTGCTCGGTGAGCAGGTGCACTATTGAGCGTCGGTTGAAAGCCTGTTGAAAATTAAAAAAATTATAAAAAAGAGCGCCGCTGTGTAAGTTTACAGTTCGCGCCTATAAATCCGTGATATAATAAAATTGAATATATCAGAGCCATTGAGCCATTTTGAGAGAATTTCTCTCGGAGTGGCTCTTTTTTGTTTTTGGAGGAATTTATGGCAAAACGCAGAGACGAGATGTCAGGGCTTGAGCTTGTCGAACTGGCAAAACGCAGATTTCAAGGCAGCGTTGACGGATTGGAGCTTTATTTTGAGACGGTGCGGCAGTTTTTGCCCGATATGATCTCAAAAAAGCCGTTTTTTGAGGATATCTACAACAAAGCCATCGAATATAAGATAAAATACGCCACTGTTGACATTGATACTGCGCTGAAATTTTCGGATATAGCGAAAAAGACCGCACACGCACTGGCACAGGATTATTTCCACTATTATCTGCTGTATGTAGAATGGAACAGAGTTCCCGAGAAGAAATTCTATCCTCCGCGTATGAAAGCGTTGAGAGTAGTTGTGGACGACCTGCAAGACCTCGCAGATGGCGTTATCAAACTGTTGACGGTATCGTTGCCCCCAAGAATTGGAAAACTTGTTGCAGACGAAATACCTGTGCTCACAAGAGACGGTTGGAAAACTCATGGAGAGTTGGCTGTGGGCGATTATGTTATAAGTCCTAACGGCACTTTTGTGCCTGTTACTTATGTTTTTCCGAAAAATTATGCAAACACAAGAGTGCGTTTTACAGATGGCACGTTTATTGACGTCCACGAAAATCACGAATGGCTTGTGTATAATCGACACGCGCAGAAATACTGCATAATGGAAACGAAGCAGATGGCAGAGGATTTTCAGGACGGCAGCGAAAAAATCAGAGGTCATAGATATCATTATATGCTTCCTCCGAAAAATTATCTGATAGGCGAATATAAGAGATTGCCTGTTGAGCCTTACACTTTTGGTGCGTGGCTCGGTGATGGACGCAACAATAATCCTGATATCTGCGGAGATAAAGATGATGTTGCGATAGTGGAAAGAATAATTGCGGACGGCTATGCAATATCTTGGCATACCACACACAAAGACACAGGTGTTAAGTATTATGGTTTTAAAGAACTTAGAAAGCCTTTACAGCAGTTGGGTATGTGTCATAGCAGAAAAAGATTGCCTAAACATATCCCCGCGGAATATCTGACTGCAAGGTTTGACCAGCGTTTGCATCTGCTTGCGGGATTGCTTGACACCGACGGATGCCTGATGCGAAAAGAGCGCAGATATCAATTCACGACTGCGGAAGAACAGCTCAAAGAGGATTTTATATCTCTTGTTTCAACATTTGGCTGGCGTTGCTCTGTACAGGAAATCGAACCGCATACATCATCAAGCGGAATAAGAGGTAAACATAGATATTGGGTCATTGGGTTTAATCCAAACTGTTATATTCCGTGTCAGCTTGAAAGGAAACAGCTTAAGGAGTTCTCAAAACAGCGTAGGATTGCTGTATCTGACATAGAAAAAATAGAGCCGAAACAGGGCAATTGTATTTCCGTCGAGGGAGGCGTTTATTGTGTTGGAAAGAGGCTTACACCTACGCATAACAGCACCCTCGGAATATTCTTCCTTACTTGGCTGATGGGCAAATATCCCGACCTTGCTAACCTCATGAGCGGGCACTCCGACACGCTGACAAAGGGATTTTACAAGGAAGTGCTGTCAATTTTGCTTGACGAGGAATATTTGTGGGGCGATGTGTTCCCAGATTGCAAGATAGCTGCGACCTCTGCGGAGGACGAAAGTATTTGTATCAACAAACAGCGGAGATTTCCTACGCTTACCTGTCGAGCCATCGAGGGTACGCTGACAGGTGCGGTCGAGGTAGCTAAACTGCTGTATGTCGACGATATCATCAAAGACTTAGAAGAAGCACTAAGCCCTCAGAGATTGCAGAATAAATATAACGCTTATCTTAATCAGCTTAAGGACCGTAAAAAAGACGGTGCAATGGAGCTTCACATTGGAACGCGCTGGGCTGTTACTGACGTTATCGGAAAACTGAAAGAACAGTACAAAGACGATCCCACTGTGCGTTTCCGCGTGGTTCCTGCGCTGAATGAGAACGGCGAGAGCAATTTTGATTATCCTTA